GGCTTCCGCCAACGGTAACGTCGGCGTTGGTTATGCAAGCATGTTTTCTTGCACCTCTGGCAGCAACAATACGGCGATAGGTCGAAACGTTGCAGGCGGAATTACCACGGCCCAGAATTGCGTTGTAATCGGCAAAGATGCAAACGTCTCAGCAGGGGGCGTGGATAACGAAATAGTTATCGGCAAAGGTGCAGCGGGCAACGGCTCAAACACTATTACTCTAGGCAACAGCTCAATCGGTGCGATTCACGCAAATACTGATTCAATAACTGCTTTTTCTGATTTAAGGATTAAGGACAACATTCGAGACTCTTCGCTTGGTCTTGATTTTATCAACGCTTTGCGTCCCGTAAAGTATGAGAAAAAACACCCTAGCGAGTATCCGGAAGAAATTCGACCGGCTGAATATTCTGAGCAGACGTTAACGCGAACGCGCAAGGATGATGACGGGAATGAGATTGAGTTCACGGAAACAATTGAGGCTGAAACAAAGCCAGAAGAGTGGCAACCTACAACTGAATACGGTCTAATTGCGCAAGAAGTAAAAGCGGTGATGGAGTCTCAAAACGCAACCGACTGGCAAGGTCACAAGACGCTGCCTAATGGTACACAGTCTCTTGGTTATGGCAGCCTAATTACTGTTTTAGTCAAAGCCGTGCAGGAGCTTACCGCTCGAATTGATCAGCTAGAGAGTGGTGAGTGATTTAGAAGACGCGCTCAAAAGAGCAGCACCAAGTGTCTTCGATATGAATAAAATATCACCGGGGTAGTAAGGTGAATAAAAATGGAAGAGCTTGCACAACCTGTTGGAACGGCAGCATTGGTTGGCGTTGTAATGGCTCTTATAGATGTCATCAAAAAGCAGATGGCAAAGAAAAACGGCGGGACCGTTTACAACCGTATCAATATTCTTGAGCACAAGGTTCAAGAGATGCAAGAGGATGTTGATGAGTTAAAGACAAAGCTTCACTCGTTTCATCGGGAGTTTTGTGAGTTTCGAGAAGACGTTCGTATATATTGGACAAGGCAAGATACTAGAGAACAAGTAATGAGGGAGATACAAAAATGAAACCTGGAATTAAAACATCAGAGTTTATCATTAGTTTGATCGGTATGATCGGGGGCGTAGTTCTGGCAAGTATTGAGGGTAACCAGTGGACTCAACTGCTTGGTGGTATCTTGGCTGCTGTGTGTGGAGGCAGCTACACAATGGGTAGAAGCATCGTTAAAAGTAAAGAAGCAACAGGTGCTGCACAAGTAGAAGCTGCTAGGCAATTGGTAAAAAAGCAGGACCAGTAGTAGGTGAAAGTTTAGTTAAGCGTGTGGATCTTGGACTCAAAAAGGTCAGTGCGTTATCGCCGGGTTCGGGATTGTTCAAACTTGCTGCTGGCTTCAACAATGATGGGGGTCGGATTGACGGCCTGCTTGAGCATAGAGTTAGCGAAGAGGTGTCTTTATTTGCCTCTGCTAACATTGATACACATAGACAATGGGAAGCTATGACCGGAGTAAAAATAGAATGGTAAGGAATATTAATAATGAAACCCCTAATATTAGAGCATATCGAGGCTCTGGGTTATAAGGTATTCGATAGCGATAATTATGATTTAAATTTATTTGGAATCCGAGTTGGCAGAGATTCAAATAAGTTTGATGACCTTGTAGGTTGTGCCTATAAAGATGAGGGCGCTTGGCGCGTTGAGTATTGGCGCGCTACTACTGACCCTGGGTTTTTCTATCTTGAAAATCCACACAACATAAAAGGCACTGCGATATTAGTTCCTGGTCAATACCGGGGAGTTTGGTCACTAGATTACCACCAAGGAAAAACTCTAGCGTTATGCCAGCGCAATGGCGAAGTCAAAGTCTATCGAGATGCAAACCGAGATAGAATATTGAATATGAATAAAGATACGATTTCAGAAGGGTTCTATGGAATTAACATACACCAAGCAGGGAAGATTTCATCTAGGGTAGACCGGTGGTCTGCTGGTTGTCAGGTCTTAGCAAGACAGACAGATTTTGAGAGGTTGCTGTTTCTTTGCAAGAGGCAGATTGAGATACACGGGTGGGACAAGTTCACCTACACATTACTCGACGCGAGCGAGTTAAATAATAAGAGGTTTGTATGAATAGATAGTAGGTAAATATGAATAAGCGTAACAAGGTTCAGAAGATATTCTTCGTTCCTGATACGCATGTGCCGTATCATGATGATAAAGCCTTTAAGCTAACCCTTAAAGCAATTAGAAAATTTGCCCCCGACATCCTGGTTGTTCTTGGCGACTTTGCGGATTTCTATTCTGTAAGCTCCCACGATAAATCCCCCGACCGTAGAATCTTACTAAATGATGAACTTAAAGCTGTTAGAAAAGCTCTCTCATCTATTGAGCGTTTAGATATACCTAGAAAGATATTTGTTTCTGGTAATCATGAGAACAGGCTTGAGCGATACATAACAACTAAGTCCCCTGAGTTGTTTGGTTTAGTTTCAATCCCAGAATTGTTTCAACTAGAGAGCAATGGCTGGGAATATATCCCATATAAAAAGCATGTAATGATTGGAAGGTTGGCCATATCTCACGACTATGGATCTGCTGGTCAATCAGCTCATCGAACAGCAGCAACCAAGCTTGGTTCTTCAGTGGTCATTGGTCACACACACCGTTCTGCAATGTACGCTCGTAACACTGTAGACGGAAAGCTGATGATGTCTGCCATGTTTGGTTGGCTCGGAGATCTTACCCAGATTGATTACATGCACCAAGCCTCAGTTACCACTGACTGGGTCACTGGCTTTGGAGTTGGCTACAAGCTTCAAGACGGCACAGTAATTTTAAATTCAATTCCAATTGTAAATAACTCATGCATTCTTGAGGGGGAGATTATCAAATGAAGGTTTATTTTAATTCAGATAAGAAAGCCCCTAGAAAGAAAATGCCAAAGAGGGTTAGAAAGAAAAAGCTACCTAAAAGTATAAGTATTGGAAGCCATAATATTAATATCATCCGAAAAGAACTGGATGATTGCTTTGGCTACTTTGATCCAGCAAAGCTTGAGATTGCCATAGGTTCCACTGTTGATGACACTTTGGCCTGGGAAACCCTATGGCATGAAGTTGTTGAAGCCATCAATTTTTTCTCTGAAGCAGACATGGAGCACAAAAGCATTCAAGTATTTGGGTTACTGCTGCACCAAGTTATTGATTCTATATATTGTAAAAATACAAGTAATTCAGTCAAGTAGGAAAATAACATGATAACGATTAGAGAAAAGTTTAAGCTCCCCAAAATAATATCAATATTAATACCAATATTTATTTGTCTAAGCTGTACTGATTGCGCGTCAACTAAGGGTGTTACGTTTATCGATGCTTGTACCGATGAGTGGGTTTACGGTGAAATGACCGATATCACGATAGGTACTGTTCCTTTGGTTATACACGATGGGCGCACTTACATTCTGGGTCCTAATACAACTCACACTTGGGGATGGCAGTGTTATCACTTATATCCTCGTGGTCTAAATAAAAGTTACTACGTGCCTGAGCCCGTGGTTAATGAGAAAGATATAAAGGATTCCATATAGGGTGGGGGGCACCCGCTAGGGGAGGGGTAAATTAACTTGGTCTTCACACCCCTCCCCTAGTTATCAGGCTAATTGTGTTGAAGTATTTAGTCCAATAGTCTTGTTTGGTTCAACGGACTTTGGTAACAGGTGATTGCTGCGTGTTTCCCGTGAAACACTATTCTTGGTACACACCGATAAACTTACCAAGGCGATGATCTCAAGTAAGATTGAGAGATATACATAGGCAAACAATCGTATCTTATTAGACGACACGCCTGTAACTCTGGCAAGGCCAGCGAACATGGGGGAACCCATCTCTTCGGGCGGGTTCCTCTCAAGCAAATCTAAGTCTATAGCGATTTGACTGAGTTGGTTTTCTCTTTTTAGGATATCAGCCCTAAGATTCTTAGCTGCTGTGATCCTCTCATAACTCTCATAACGTTCTGCTACTTTCATATCAGCAACGTTCATCTGTAGAAGACGATCTCTCTTTGATTGAAGTTGCTGGTAAACTTCAGTCCGTTCGATAGCCTTTGCCTGAGATGCCCTGTCTGACTCAACAAAGAATCCAAGACTAGCCATCATGGATACGAAAGTACATGCACCTGCTATGGCAAACAGTCCTATCCTTTTTGCACCCATGTAATAAATAGCCAGTAGTCCAAAGCCAAGTTGGGCTAAGTCATTAATTAGACCAAGCACCGTTGCTTCGATGTTATTCCCATCTAAAGCCCAGCAAAATCTAATAGTCAGCCAGCACTTCAGGATGATTGCGAGCACACTGATAAAGTAAAATATTGATTTGTTTTGCATTATTATTCCCCGGTTGTGTTTTCCCAAGTATCGAACTGTGACAATGCCCCGTCCGAAGACGGGGCTAATATCATTTGGATTCTTTAAGCTTTTGAATCCTGGCTTGAATCATGGCGTCTGCCATTTCATAAGCTTGCTCCGCTAATTTTTCAGCCTTATCAAATCTCATTCTTGATTCACCTGCTACGAGACCTTGAACAATTGCCAAAGCAAATTCATCTCTCATAGTTTTTCGCGGTGTCTTACTTGCTGCCATTATATTCTCCATAAGCTAGTTTAAGGATTTCAACAAAATCCGTTAGTCTCATTGTAGCTGTTGCTGGTTCTCTATCCCATTTGCAAATCGCTACACACTTCTTATCAGAGCCATTGGTTGAGCTTGCTTCCTCTGCTTGCTCAAGCGCGGCTTTGATGTTTGGTCTTTTACCGACCTTGCACTCTACCCATATCTCCGGACAATCAACATCTGCTCTGGTATCACCAGAAAAGCATTGGCCTGAACTTCTAATTGTTTTTGGTCCAAACACTTGCTTAAGAACATTTGCAATGTCCCTTTCAAAGCGAGCACCTTTCTCTCTTTGGTATTTACCCATGATCAAAGTAATCCACATTTAACCCATAAAGGTTTAAGAACAAACCAATCAAATATTGTGTAAAAAGATTTAGTGTCTCCTTTCGCAGCAAGAAGTCTTCTTTCAACAGGTTTAAGTAACCTTTTAATTGATTTCAAATCTTTAATAACTTGTGTGTAACAGTTATAAAATTCAGTAGCATTCATGATGCCTAGATTATCAACTCTCTTATCTTCGATAAGTTCCTGACTTTTGTAAGTCGATGCTATTTGAGCAATGTGTTGAATATCATCATCTAAGCCTGATAAAAGCTCTTGAATAATCTCAAGGTCTTGTTCCATTACAGTGTACTTCATGTAGCCCCCTAACTATTTCTGGTTCCCTTTTTCTCATAAGTTGTATCTCCCCAGCTCTTTAGAAGTCTTAAGGTGTAAGCTTCTTTTGGAAGTGGGTTTTTACATTTTTCGCAAAGCCAGTAGTCTCTACCATGGATTGTTTCAAGTGTTAAGTTATTAGTTATACAAATGCAGTTTTGACAATACGATGTCTCCGTCCTCTCAGTGGTCATTCCCCCCTCCAGGGTTATCAATATTGGTATGCCTTCATTGTTCCCCAGGACTCACCAATGTCTGCATCACTCTTAATCGGTGATGAGCACCAAGGCTGATCATTCATAATCCTGAGAATTTCTGGGATGACTTCATCCTGATAACCCTTCTTAATCTCGAAGAGTATTGAGTCGTGAACAGTTAGAACCATTCTAACTACGTCTCTGTCCATCTCATTCCATATGCGACACATGGATGAGCGAAGCATTTCCGATGCAGACCCCTGCACCAAGTAGGAGATAGCCTTGTGGTATGGAGGCTCATACCCCGTAAAATGTCTTCTACGCCCTGAATACATTGTAATGTAGCCTCGTGACTTAGCCACATTTTGTGCGTCATTGAGAAGCTTACGGAAGCCAGGGAATTGCTTGTTATACTTGTTCAGGTATTTACGTGCATCCGCTTCAGAGATGTTGAGGTTTTCTGCCAAGGCTGTAGCCCCGATCCCATAGATGATGCTGAAGTTGAGAGTCTTCGCGATGAAGCGATCGATACCAACTTCCTTGGCTGTTGCGGTGTGAATGTCCACACCAGCCTTAATCATATCGAGCATTTTTTGTTCACGGGCATAGTGTGAACCCACTCGAATCTCAGCTTGGCTGTAATCTATCTCTGATAGGATGTAGCCCTCCCTGGCTATTATACAATCTTTAACTTTGTATATTTTTGATTTACGAGGAACCGCGTGGAGATTTGGTTTAGAACATGACAATCTACCAGAAACAGTTCCGGTCATGCGGAAGGTTGGATGAATACAGTTGTCCTTATCCATTCTTTGAAGGAATGGAGAGTAATAAGTGTTCTTAACTTTGGACCAAGCTCTGTACTGTAGTACAGCTCTGGCCTCATCTCTATCTAATCTTTCAAGAGTTCTGCTGGTTGAATCATTGATACCTAGCCACTGCTGAACCTGCATGGGAGATCCTGGGTTGATAGCGTAGCCCCGCATATCTCTAATCTTAAACCCAACCTTGTTTATCTGGCTAGTAGCTTCTGCTAGATTAGATTTAACTTTATCTACATCTAGTTTAATCCCATATAGTTCCATCTGAGTTATAAGAAGTTCAAACTCAGACACCTCTTTAAAAAGTTCGTATGTGTTTTCTTGTTTGAGCATGTCCTCAAACCGCTTAAGAAGTTTCGCGGTGAGGATTACGTCTTGCTCTGCATAAGGTGCAACGTCGGTGGCTGGGAGCCGGTACATATCTCCCTTGCCATACCCAAAAAGATTCAGCTTATCTTCAAGGACAGACTCTGCTTCTGCTGCTGCTTTGCCAAAGAACTTAGCACCAAGGCTTTTAAGTTTTAGGTTTTTGCTATCTTCGTCAAGCAGATGAGCAGCTATTAGAGTGTCCAGTATTTTGGCTGGTAGTGGTACGCCTTCTCTGTGCAGAAACTTCAGGTCAAATTTGTAGTTGTGCCCTACATATGTTTTCGAAGGATCTGACAGGTAAGGTGCAAGTTTACCCAGGTAATCGAGTGGGAGGTTCTCTCCTACGATATGCCTGAAGGGGAAGTAGAATGATTCCTCACCAGCAAGAACTGCGATGCCGCAAATCTTATCACCGAGAAATGGCTCTAGCCCGGTGGTTTCAAGATCTACAAACAACAAATCTCTTTTACTCAAACTGTTAATAGTTGAATTAAAGTTCTCAGTAGTGACAATCATTCTATTCCCCGTTATTAATTATTTAGATTCTTTTTTTCAGAAGGGTACGTCATCTGATATCGGCCCCTCGGGGTGTGGTGATAGCCGATCAATCTTAGAGTTCCACTTGTCGTTGTACTCCTCTGCTAGAACAGCAGCGACACAACGACGGCCAAGGGCTTTCTCCTTGGAGAACTTGACCGACTGGCCTGCTTCCCCAAGGCCAAGAGCCTCCACGGTTTCACTGAGCTTCCAAAGCGCAGCAGGTGTAAGAGCCGTGAAGACCCGCATCGAGTGACCTTGGTGATCACCCTCTGCAACTTCCATGTCCCAGACAAACATAGGATTGCCTGCTTTAGAAGTTTCTTTGTTTACATCAACTACACTAACGACGTAATCGCCATCTGGAATGCAGAACCGTTTAGGGTCATTTGATTGTGGTTTCTTTGCAGGCTCCTGCTCAGTCAGGTCTACAAAAAAATCTTGGTCCATATCTTCTGGATTCATGTGAATCTCCCTTGTTAAAAAAAGTTAAGTTAAGTATTATGGGAGAGTGTTTTCCTTTTAGGGGATTGAGCACTCTCACCTTTCTGGTGCTCATTCCTCTATTTCTTTTTGGAACTCGCCTCTTTATTAAATATTTTGCTTAGATCAGGGTCTTCAATTGTTTGTCCCAGTTTATCTGCAAAGGCAAACCCTCTGGTTTTTGCCCTGCAATAACCCCTGTCACTGGTTAAAAGTTTACGATTACCTTCTTTGTCCATGTACAAGTACCAAACGTAATCTACAAAACCCATCACAGCTTCACCTGCTTGCTTGGTCAAGGATGGACGAACTTCAATAACCTTTCCGTCATCAGTTGTTTCAACTTTTGCTAGTGCAGTAACGACAAAGTTTAAGTTGGCATCTCGAAACATACGGAAGACACGTTTCATTCTTGCAGTATTTTTACCGTAGTCACGTTGAGTTATCTCATCCAAAGAGTTTCTGGCTTTCTTAGATGGGTTGTTTACTTCAGCATATACGATGTCAGCTAAATCACATGCTTGAAACTCTGTAGCTGAATCCAGAACGACTGTACGAACAGTCTCATAACCTTTCTCTTTGTTAACGATAGACCAAAAGATTCTCTCTAGGTCTTCGCATGTTTTTCGATTGGGTCTACCTTCGGAATCTTTACCAATGGTTTCATATAGAACACCATCGATATGACACACAGATGAAAGTCCACCCTCAACATCGATGAAGAGTACATCTCTCATGTGTGCTAGTTTTTGTAGGGTACCAGCAAGTGAAGTCTTGCCTACCCCTGGATTTCCGTACAGTTCTAAATTAACAAATTTTTCAACATCTTTAAGTTTCTTAGGCGGCATAGTCTTCTCTCCTCTGAAATTGGTTTTTCAAATCTTCGGTATCTCGACCCTTCAGGTCTTCAATACATATGTCTCTGAACTTGCAATTGTTGCAGTTCATGAAGCCGATCGATCTCGGCGGTGGTTCGAACGATGTTGATTGGGTTTTGATTTGCTTAACGCTTCTGATAAAAACCGTATCCCATGTCCGTTGTAGTTCTTCATGTGTTCTAAAAGAACGAGACAATCTAATGAACTCTACGTCCTTCAACTTGTCTTTCATGTCTTCATAGTCACCAATATCCAAACCGTTTTCGATAACGGTGTCCCGGTATATTTCCCAGGTTGTAGTAATCTTAGCCTTGGAAAGTGTACCCTTCTTGGTCATTGCTGGTTTCTTCGGTGCAGTGCTTTTGATTTGACCACAGATAGTACCGATTGGATTTATGCCAAGGTCAGTAACGTGTTTCATATAAACAGGTTTCTGGAGGTCCATCTCTTCAACCCAGTCAGCCTGAAGAGATTTTCTGAATTTGAAATCCCAAAGCCACACCTGCCCACTTGGTTTGTGACGAGCAACCCAATCGATATAACCTAAGTATGAATCACCATCATCAAGAGGTACTTCAACAGGGAACTCAATCAATGGTACTCCGTCTAGTTCAACTGTCTCCCAGTCTGACAACGGTAAAGATGATTCAAACATTCTAACAGATGCAGTTACATCTTCGATGAGTTGTTGCACTTCATCTATCTCGCCAGTGTCGAACTCCCCTTCACCTATGACAATCTCGTGATGGATGTCTTCGCCACGTAAGATATTTTCAATCATCTTGTGGCCAAGCTTACCGTAAGACATTGCTGGTGTAGGAGGAGGCATGAGCCCCTCTACATATTTCAAGTGCCACTGGTAGTTACACTTGCCCCATGTATTGATTTGAGAAAAACTAAATTTTGTCATGTGTGTTTCCTAGTATGAAAATTTGTGTTTGATAGCGAAGCGTTTGAACTTACCTTTCTTTTCCACTTCATGAATGTGCCCGTTATCAAGTAGCTTCTTGATCTTACGACTAGCGGTAGACCTGTCAGCTCTCAAGAAAGTTTCTACTTCAGGAATAGTCTTTGGACCTTCCTCGAAAAACTTAATCAAAAGATCGTCGCCATCTGATTTATCAGAGTCTCTTAGTTCAACCTGATAGCTCGGAGCCTTTGTATCAATACTGAATCCCAATTCGATTTCTTCAGGGTTCTTAGATGATTTGAAATGTCTCTTCATCTTCACATTGAAGTTATCAATAGGGGTTATCTGCCAACCTGTTTCAAGGAAGGCGTTTAGAAACTGTGAGCCCCACAATCCCTCTCGATGTAAGTCACCACCTTTTTTTCTATGGTGCGCTAAAACAAAAGTAGTTCCGTGTTTGTCTCGGATATCTTTCATGAACATCATTTGTTCAGCGGCACTGGCCATGTAGTCGTCTGTAGATACAGTTGAGTACAACGGGTCAATCAACACCAACGCTGGTTTAATCTCTTCGCATACTTCTGCTAAGGCAGCTGTACTTGAAGGGTCATCAAATCTAAGTTGTCTTTCAATATGAACATAGATGGGAAGATCTGGAGGCATATTGAATTTGAACATATCGTTGTTGCAAGATGGTTGTACCAAGTTCAAACGGGATGAAGCGATTACTGCTAATCGTTCTACAGTTTGAGGGTGGTGGTCTTCTTGTTGCACAATGATAACTGGACCCTTCTTCTCAACAGGTATCTGATTTAAGAATGGCATACCAGATGCCACTGACACTGCTAGGTCCATGAGCAACCAAGTTTTATATGAACCGGGTGGACTTACTACAAAAGCGATCGTGCTTTCAGGTAACCAGTCCTTAACAGTCCACTTAACTGTGTTGTCGCCGAACATAGTCATATAGTCATTGAACCCCATCAATCCAAACTTCAGTTTGTTCTTTGGTTTATCAATGTCTTTATGAAAGTTATCTTCTTGAGTATTACGTGTATCGCTGCGCTTGATTGATTCTACTGTTATACGCAGTTCTGAATTTGGAAGTGGAGGATTATTTTTTCTATTCCAGTCTTGTAAGATAGAAAGAACTACACGTTGAGTTAAGCCCTTGGCAATAAAGTATCCAGCTAATCTGGCACATATATCATTACGCCCACCTCTCGATACACCTTGCAAAGCTTTCATTACCCAGTCCGGGTCTTTGCTTTTAAGCTTTTCTTTTTCTTTCTTTTCAGGGGAAGCCATGAAAGCCATCGGGAAGTTCCCTGGCTTACCTTGCTTTACCCATTGGTAATCTCCCCGCTGAGTGACAGAGGGTGGCACTACGACCATCCCCCCGTCACCCCTAACATCTATTCCGTCTATTCCAACTTTATTCGGAACCCGCGAAACCCCGGTCGGGTACCGATAGAATAAATGATAGCCCCCACTCCCTGTGCGACTCACCAAGTCGGTAGGATAAAGTGCTATGACTTTTTGGTACTTATCCTCCGCTGATAAATCACCCCTCTGATCAATGTCGAGAACCACAAGGTTTGACCTTTTACCTGTGATCAAACCTATGTTCTTTTCCTGAAAGTCTACAGTTTCCCATTGATTGGTGCTCTGTGTCCAGTTGTTATGTATTGGGCGCTTGCCTAAACGCTCAACTGGAATCACATAAAGACCTTTACTTGTGTACTCTTCGACAATTGAGAAATCCATGATATCCCCCTATCAACATTTATTAGTTCTGTCAATAGCTGTTAGGCATAAGCTAGACCTACGGAGTTGTTAATGATTGACATCTTAGACATCAAAGCATCAATCACTAGTGTATCCATAGGATGCTTGGCAGTTAGGATATAGTAGTTGCACGGAAACTTTTGTCCGATTCTGCAAATCCTGTCCTCAGCCTGAAGGTTATCACCTGGAACCCATGACAAATCTACAAAAAGCATATGACTTGCCTTTGTAAGTGTCACGCCTGTACCCATAGCCCCAATGGTGCCTGCTATGCCTTTCAGCTCCCCATTCTGAAACTGTTTAATATATTCATTCCGCTTACTGGCCGGTGTGCTGCCAGTAATAACTCCCCAACCTTTTCTTGATTCAATGGCTTCGATGGCTGCGCGGTGTTGACCAAACACAACCAATGGAAGTCCCAGTTCCTCAAAGGCTCCAATCCAATCTAGCATTGCAGGAATCTTACCCCTGGCAACTGCTTCACGAATCTTTGCTATGTTCTCAAACTCTATCTTTAGCTTTTGTTTAAGTTGTGAGGCTGCAAGATCTTTGATGTCTATACCGTGTGCTTGAAGCTCACTAAGCATATCATCGCACATCTTTCTGACTGGTTTACTGATATCCACTTCAATCTTGCCCCTGGTTTTTGCAGGTAGGTCGGGCAATACATCCCGCTTTCTTCTGCCTAAAGCAACACGCTTCAAACCATTTGCTGCCGATGGATGAGGAGTTCCCCAGTCCCAGCCATTCCATTGATTCTTGTAACCCCTGAAAAGTCTGACGAAGTTTTCCCAGGTTCTGTAAGATTGTTTGTTAAGATCAATTGATTTTAAGAGACCCCACAGCTCATCTGGTTTGTTCATCAATGGTGTGCCAGTCATGGCCCACACAACCCCATCTAAGCTGATGACACGTTGTGCTAAAGCTCTGAAGTTTTTAGTTCTCTTGGCTTTGTAGTTCTTAACTGCGTGAGCTTCATCTGCAATTAAAGTTACCTTTCTTTCATCTGAGTTGGTGTCTGTGTAAGCATCAGATAACAACTTGTTTAGAGAACTTGATAGAGGAAGCATTGCATATGAAACGATTACAGCTTCTTTTCCAACAGGTAATCTGAAATCTTTCTTCTTCTTAATAATCGAAACAGGGTGAGGATACCCCCACAACTTTAGTTCCGACTCCCAGTTGAACCGTAAGAAGGCAGGACATACCACTAGGATTGGATAGTCATAGTCTGCCGCCTTGATTGCTTGAACAGTTTTACCAAGCCCCATATCGTCAAAGAGTAATGCACGTTGTCTACTCTTTAAGAATGAGACACCTTTCTTTTGATACTCGTATAACTGCATTGTGTTCTCCTATGCGTCTTCATAGAATAGATCGTGCTCTTTATCTAAGTCCCTCTTTATATCTTTTCTACTTTTAGAAGTTACTTTAGAAAACCTTGGCGCAAAGTTTTTCAATGCCCATTCAGAACCAAATCTTATTCCTAATATTGTCCAAACAGATACGCCAATTATTTCAGCTAAAAAACATTCCCAAAATAAAACAAATAACAAAGGGTAAAGTATAAATACATCAAATAAAGTTTCCATGTGTTCTCCTACTCAAAATCTAAATCAACAAATCTCAAAGACTCCTTCTCATCTTTATCGCTAGAATTAATGACATCATGAATAATAGAAACTGAAGGAGTGTCATCCTTCCAAGCTTCAACGCCTTCTACCAACCTAAGACACAACATCAACAGGTCACAGTCGCTTGTGTTTTCCATACACTTATCTGTGTCAAAGTTAACGACTGCTTCTATTGATAGTTGATAGAACGTCTCCATCACGTCTATGATTCTCTTCTTGTGTTTCTCCAGATCTTCTTTGTCGTCGGCTCCCCCACGCAGAATGATATCGACCGTATCTTCTACGACGCCGCGAACGCTTTCTGACTTTGCCAAGTTCAGCATGACCCCCTCCGTCATCCTTATCTACTAAGCCAGTGCAAATGATAAACAACAGTGAAAGAGCAAAGGCTCCAATGTGTTCATTACTCACACTTATTAGGCTTTACCAAAAATGTCTGGACGCATCTCATATCTTGTAACTACGCCCCCAACAATCTTCTCAACCAACAAACATTTTTCAGCAGGAATCTTCCCTCGAAGTTTCCAACTATTGATGGACGGTTGCTGTAATTGTAGTTTACGAGCCAACTCAGATTGACTTCCGCAAATCTCAATAACTTTGTCCAACGCTCGTGCAGCTGAAGCTGCGTCTGACTTCTTCATAAATACTTCTCCTGGTGGTGATAGGTTTACCTATCAGTTATAAACTAAGTAACATCGAATGGTCAAACCAATTAGGCCATCGCCATTACAAATGATGTCTGGAAACTTCCGTTGTTGTACTCTGACACAGCAGGATCTCCCTCTTCGTAGAAAGAGAAGTTGATGTGCTGCTCATTCAGACCTTTGAGTACAGATGTCATTTTGTTTACAGCAAACAAGGGAAACTTCGCAAAGCTTCTGATACCTTCATTCTTAGGAAAGATATCATCGTAGTTAACTAGCTCTGCTTCACCATGACTCTCTATGAAGTCAATGTGTTCCTCTTGGTTGTAAAGATAAGATTCCCCAGTTGTATTGAACTCAAAGCAAAGATTCTGCTTTTTTCTGACACACTGCTTTGCTGCCTTGGCATTTACATAAATTGTTTTGACAGGCTGCATTGCTTGTTGTGCAAAGAATGGACCCTCTAGAATCCCTGCAATCGCACCATCGCTGGCTTTACTAATACACTTAGAACCAACAGTTAGTTCTACATATTGTAGAGATGCTGTCTTACCAGTGAGGTAATGCAATAGCATCATCTGATATGGAATCTCATACTTGTATATCGCCATCTTTGTTTTCCTTTCTAAGATGTTTAAGAACTCTATGTAAAGCATTCTCGCAATCGTTGATGAGAAGAGTTGCTTGCGTTGTGTCTACACTAGAATCTTTATTGAACTCTTTGATGCGGTTTATCAGTCTGATCACTTGTCCTTCCATCACTCCCCCTCGTTGAAAAGACGCCATTCCTAGTAAACCAAACCCTGTCAAGAGGTCCAGTTACTTTCGTATTGTCCTTAGCCCATATAAAAGTGTTATGAAACATAGGGTTAAAGGTAATCCTCTCCGCATCAGATGGAGGTGCCTCAATAAAATTTTCGGTGTACTCGCCAACTAAGAATACCGCTGGTGTTTTCTTCCCAGTTTCCTTAATCCTTTCAAGAGTTTTGGAATTGATTTTAGAATCAACATTAACCAGTACAAGGTTCGGAGTACGCTCATGTTTATTGATCACCTTTCTTTTGTGCCTGATAGACCAGAAGCAATTGTTCTTCCCCTTGCCTCTTCTCAGGTTGCGATACACCTCTACTTCCATTGTGTTCTCCTTAGCAGCAAGTGCGTTTGCTCTCGACCCCTGGTGGGAGTACAACCTCCAGTGTCGCTAGTCGCATTGCGCTAGAATCTAGGCCACAGTTAAAATGCCAGACAAGATCTTCAAGGGCGCTTTGGTCAAACCAGATGCGACCGTTCTCGTCGGCTTCAAACTCTGTGATGTATTCTTGATCTTTTGCAAACTGTAATACGAATGTCATTGTGTTCTCCTGAAAAGTCTAGGTGTTTTCTGTTTGTGGTATTTCTTCTTTGATTTTACTTTCTTCTTTTTGGGTGGGCATTTATAGAATTTCATGGGACGTTTATAATCTTTACGGGTAAGTCTTTTTATGGTTCTGGTTAGCCCGTCTGTTTTCTTATTACGTCTTTCAAACTCCGCGTTATCCAACATTCTATCCAGGTTGCGTTTGTCCCAGTAGCTGATGCACCCACAAGAGGGATCATATCTTTTGGTTCTGAAAGTAGTGCATCCAGATAGAATAGAGAGCCCCACTGCAAGCAGGGCTCCCTTTCCTATGGCCTTCATTAAGCAGCCAGAAGCATATCGTTCAGCGTAGTCTCAGCCTTGCGTACAAGGTTAGAGCCACTGCCGAACAACGCGCTTTCAAAGCGGTTGCCTTGGCCACCTTTGGTGGAGCGGTAGTAGTTCACGTACTCTGTGACTGCGTTGTATGCAGCCCAGCCTGTGAAACGTACACCTGGAAGTTCTTGACCACGCCCCATGAGGTAGAGGTTTTGAAGTTTCTCTCGTGCATTCTCAGCACGCTTCACTTTCCCCTCCTTGGGATTTGGGAACAAAGTGTTAGCAAATGTATCCCACTGCTCGTTGGTCATCTGCTTCTGAGCCAATGCCTTAGAAAAGTCTACGACATTATCAAGTTGCTGGTTTGCAAGTCCTAGAATATTACGCGCCTCCTCCATACGATTACGCATGTTCCGAGTGTGGCGCACCGAGATACCCTGGCCCCTGCCCTTGTCTAGTGCAACCGCTACGGTGTTAGCGCACACTACACGAACGGTAGTAGGCAAACATCGCAACGCTCCTGACCCATCATGGGAGTTGTAAAGTAGGATGTACTTATCAACCAAGTCTCCAGGCAATGCCTCGAACTCGCCAATCTTACCAAGCACCCAGATCTTTTTACCACCACGAAGAGAACCCGCAGTGTGGTAACGCATCAAACCTTCATCAACCAAAGAGTCCATGAACTCAAAGGCTTCTGTGTTCTGTAGAATATTGTAGTTCTTACCTACTACTCCTAGAACTGAGTTGTCCATTGGGCGAACAACTGCCCGTTGATTAGGAACTTCAATCGGAGCCTCCCCTGGTTCAGTGTGAGCGTACATGATACGCTTCTCCACTTCCCACTCAAGACCTGAAGCTTCCAAGGCTTGCTTAGAGTGTACGTCTTGATCTCCGACGTAGACACCCTCTCCGTGCCAAGGTACATCTCCTACATACATCATTGTTTCTACTGCTGCTGGCATTATGTTCTCCTTAAATGCAATTCGCATTTGTGATAGTAAAAGTCTCATTTGCAAACTCAACTTCGCAAATGTCACCACCCATTATCAGATCCCTGGTGAAAGAATCGTAGTCAAAGTAATTTGCTAATTTACCCATCATCTTGGGCAGGTCATAGCAATCATCAATTAATTCATATGCATATTCACTAGGTGTACCGGGATACACACAAACGTCTTCTAGTTTTCCTTTGGCGTCTTCCAGTGTGTATCCCAGATCCCCTAGCAAGTAGAGTAATGCTACTATCTCAGAAGGGTATGACAAGTTATCAATGTATTCTACATACTCTTCAAAGTTAGCTGGAGTAACACCGAAAAGATCAAACAAAGCTAAATGGTTATCGTCAGATCCCTGGTAGCTTAGTTCAACTTCTTCTACGTCATATTGCTTCATTTTCTTTTCAAGGGACTCCAAGTCCTCGAAAAAGAAAAAAGGTTTTCCAGTATCATAAGGTGTTGCACAGAAATCATTACCCATAATTTCTCCTTTGTATATAGCTGTACGCTATAAGTTTTGATAAAAATTTATTTACTGCTAAAGAATGTATGCACTACCCAAGCCATAAAAGCAGATGAGAGTAAGGACATAATCAGTCCAATAGAATAACTCACTGCATTATGAAATGTGAACAGGTTACTAAAATCTATTAGCGCCGCTGTCCGGTATCCCAAGAAACCAGACATGAATATTGTGAATACTATCCAAAAGAACAGAGGCAGTTGATTGGTCATTCAGCCCACCCCTGCTGCCTAATATATTCTAAGACTTCTTCAGGCACGGGTGGTTTATCTTCTTCAATCTCAACCTTGGTCCTGAAGTCAAAGTTACTACCATCGGACTGGTTAGAAGCCCCGTAGATAGCAGCCAAGTCTCGAAGTGACATATTGATTGGTGCATCTTCTAGTTTACCTGAGTTCATCCTGATGCAAAGCGACCAAGCCTGTTCAGCTACATGTGCTAATCTGGTCGCCTCACCCGCTGGTGAACCAAGGTTTTGAAATACTTTTCTAGCTTTTTCTACTTTGTGCGAACTCATATTATCCCCCTTGTGGAGAGTTTATCTTATAGGTGTCGGTAAATCTACCTAATACTCCTACCGTGGACCCTGAGATGTATTACCACAAGGACAATGGAAGTCGTTACAGCATGGCGGTTCGTAGTTATCTGGATCTTCATCTGCGTAATGAGATTCTAGAAACTCACGAACCGAGTCTCGAAAAAGCTTCCACTTATCAAAAGCTTCGGAGGGTTTGGCTGCAACAGCATCCTGTAAAAGCTCCCATCCGGTGTCGTTGATGTACTCAATAACTTCATCTGTCTCCCCCAGGTTAGCCATCTTCTCATCAATAAATGCTTCAAAATCTTCAACCATCTGTGTCTCCCTTTAAGATTAGTTCTACTGCTCTTCTGATCTCTTCATCAGAATACCACTCTCTTAAATT